TACAAAAGATTAAAGATACTTTCCAAAAAATAAGAGGAATTGAGTATGCAGGTTATACTACAGTAAAAAATGCTTTCCCTGCAAGTAAAAGGAAACAAAGAAAAAGAAAATGATAGGTTGGTTAACTATACTTAAGACAGTATTCGGATTATCTGGTAAGATATTTAATAAATTTAAGTATCAAAAAGATATACAACAAAAGAATAAGATAAAAGAATTAAATTATAAATTACGTACAAGAGAAATAGAAAGAGAGGCATTAGAAAAAGCAGATGAAAAAATTAGCAATCATCGTGATTATCTCAATAAGTCTTAGTAGTTGTTCATTTTGGACAGCAACTGAAGATACAGTTCTATATGCAACACCTGAGTGTCCGCCTGTAGAGTCCTGTAATATTGAGACTACATGCCTAACCCCTGAAGATATGCGTTGTTTAGCAAAACAGAAACAAGCTTATAAGACTTGTATCTGGGTACATGAACAAGCATGGGACGCAATAAATACTAAGTAGGTTGTGGCAAAGCACAGGAGACTGAGCACCGCCAATACAACCTGCCTAGTTGGAATATTATGAGAGACTGGTGGTTTAAGGATAAAAAAATGTTAGCGTTGTGGCACAAGATACACAACATGACTCCAGAAGAATTTGAAAATTTTGATAAGAAAGTCAAAGCAGAATTACAATATTGGTATGGCAATTTGTTTTTCTTTAAGCCGTATCCTGCACAAAAGTCTATTGTGGATGATAATAACTTTAGTGTGTATGTGCATGGTAACAATAGTTCTGGCAAGTCATACTGTTCTGCGGCTGCTACTGCGTATAATATAATTGGGTGGCATCCAAATCATGAGATTAAAAAACCAAAATATGGAGATAGAATAATCTGGGCATTTAGTCCGTCCTTTGATATACAGAGAACTTCAAGTCAGGTGCACTTATTCTCAACAGATACTCCAAATGACATCGGGCTATTGCCCTCTATAGAATCCATAGAAAAACGTGGCGGCAAAGTAGCGTGGGGTAAAAACAGATGTATTGACTTTGTTAGATTTTGGGATGGTACATTACTTGAATTCAAATCTGCTGAAATGAAAACACAGAACCTACAAGCTTCTGGTATTGATTTCTGTTGGTTTGATGAGTGTCCTCCACAGAACATGCATGATGAAATTCTAGCTAGACTATTAAGAAAGTCTGGCAAAATGATTATGAGTTTTATTGTTGAAGACGCAACCAGCAACTACATATCACAAGATATATATAAACGACAAGAAGAAGACGAAGACACTAGCTTTCATTTTATAGACGTATACGATAACTTGTCATTAGAAAAAGAAGAGATAGAAAGATACAAGAAACGATTTACAGAAAGTGCAATGCACTGGAGATTTAGTCAAGGCGGTAAGTTTCAGTTACAACCTAAAGGACCTATTGTCTATCCAGATTTTAATGAGATGCACGTAGTAGATAATCTTACAGAACAATACGACCCACTAAGAACTGTATGGAGAGCGTGGGATTTAGGTTATACGCATCCTGCTTGTGTTGTATTTCAAGTAGACAAGGTAGGGCGTAAGAATATTTTATTAGCAATGATGGGTACAAATGTACAGATAACAGATTTTATTGATGAAGTACAAACTTATCAAACAGAACTAATGCCAAAAGTAATAAATACTATGGACCTGTTACCTCATGACGCAAACAGACGTTATGACGTGTCACCCCATTCTAGTGCAGAGATATTTAGAAACAAGGGATGCGAAACAGATGTAGTATACGTAAAGCGAGATACAAGCGTTGTACTAGCTAACGAAGAATTAAAAACACTAACAGGAGGTATTCCTAAAATACAAATAGATTCTAAACATGCTACTATGGTAAGTGAAACATTGGCAGCGTACACAAGAGATGACAACGGAATACCAAGGCGTGATAAATATTTTGAACACATATCAGATGCCTTTAAGTTAGGACTTTATTACATATCTAAAAAATTAAATAACACAGAAGTAGTAGACCCCGTTGAGCCAAATCATTATGGGCTTAACTTTGGTGTAACAAAAGAGAGGATAATGAATTGAAAATAAGCCCTGAACAAATAATAAGTTTCTTTAGTTATATAAGTAACGAAGCTGAACCTGCTTACACACAAAGTGCCCAAGATTGGCGTGAGAACATGCGATTCTACATGGATGAATATCAATTTGATAATAAGCTAGATTGGCAAACTAAGATTAAAGACCCTGTAGTTGACAACTTAGTAGTGCGTTTATCTAATTTCTTTGTAAGAATATTAATGTCAACAGATAATAAATACTTTACTGTTGAACATCCTAACTCTGCTTATAAAGCGGGACTAAATAAAATATTAGAACAAGTATTATCAAACAATAAGTTCCCATTAATATTTGGAGACGCATTAAAGTTTTCATTATTAACAAGTCCTTATTACACAAAAGTTAAGTATACGTATGATGAGAGTACGTATCCAATGGCAAACGAGCAAACGGGTGAGCTAGAAGAAGCAAGTGAGATAGTTGGAAAGACTGCTATCTCTGCTATTAATCCTTTTAATATTAGGCTTGACCCTAATGGTGATTCATACATCATAGAGAAGAAAACAGTTAGTGTTGCAGACTTTGAGAGAATCTCAAGAGTTAACGGCTGGACTAACACCAAGAAAGTACTTCGTCAAACATTACAACAAGGCGAAGAAAAAGAAAACCATTTAGCTGAAATACATCTTTGTTATGTATATGCTAAATATATTTCAGACAAAAAAGGAAATGTATTAGACAACAACGTGCATTTTGTTATAGCTGGAGATACTACAGTAGTTTACTACGGCAAGAATAATCTACCTAATGGAGATTTTCCTTACATCGTAGGATTCCCTATGAAAGTATTACAAGGTCGATATGGACGTGGTTACATTTCTAAACTTAGAAGTTTATTGAGCTCATATGTTGAGAGCATGAACTTATTATTAGATGCATTTAGAATGTCCACATTAGGAGTATATGAATTAGTTACAACTAATGTTGAAAGCGGTAAAGCACATTTGTTTGGGTCTATTACACCGGGACGTTTGTATCCGGTAACAGCACCTAATACAATTAATCAAGTGTATAACCAAAGTATGAATCCAAATGCTACGTCATTATTGTCAGTATTAGATAGACTAATTCAAAATAGGTCATTTCAAAACGAGTTCTTCCAAGGGCAACCTACATCAAAAGGTAGACCTACTGCTCAAGAAATCTCTACTAAATCTCAAGAGACTGCAAGTTTCTTTACAGATATAGCTAGTGAAATAGAACGAAGTATAGTAACACCATCATTAGAGGCAATATTAAACACGGAGTTAATTTACCTAGATGATGCAACACATGAACCAATGTATACAGAAGACGACTTAGACAGTCCTGTCAGAGCATTGATATCATTAAGCTTTAACGAACGTATGAGAATATTACGTGAAGCAAAAATAACGGTTAGGGGTATATCAGGTAAAGTTCTTAAGATGACAAACTTCAATAAATTAATGCAGATTGTAAATGTAATTGGCAACATGCCACAAGTTGCAAGTGCAATCGACCCTATTAAATTTGTTGAAAGAATCTTTGAATCATTTGATGAGATACCAGAAGATATACTTAATATGGATATGTTAAAACAACAGCAACAACAAGCTGAACAAGGTCCACAACAACCCGGTCCTGTTGACCCACAGATGAGTATGCAACAAGAGCAAACTCCTGGGCAACAAGCCAAACAGGAGATGTCGCCTGAAGATATGATGGAGGTCATAAGAAATGTCAGAGGAAATTAAAAACGGTAGTGATGACCCAAGAGTTAACATCACAGCAAAAGAAGCAGCAGCCAGTCTAGTTCCACCCGGAGTAGATATGTCAAATATGTCACCAGAACAACAAATGGAAATGACATCAAACATGGTACAAGCTTCTACATTACACGAAAAATATATTGCGGACATGAGTCAAGAAGAGATAGAAGTATTTGACGCTTTGTTAATTGCTTCTCCACAAGATGCTCCCGTAAAAGAAAGGTTTGAAAATGCGTACAATAAATTTAATTTAGTACGTAAACCTAAAGACGAAAAACAAAATGAAACAACAACTGAAGCAAGTCCTAAAGTTTCTCCGAAAGGCGAGATGGATGTATCAGGACAAACTTCACCAGATATAAATAATGGTAACATGTTGTCTCCAGAAAATGACGCTCCCTTAGGAGATGATTTAGAGTATTTCAAATTCTTGGAAAAGCGTTATAGACAATCAAATACCATTAAACGACAAAATCAATAATAGGAGGTAATTTAATATGGCACAAGGTGCAATTAGTTACTTAAATGAGGAAGCTAGACTTGCTAAGATTAAAATTGATTCAGATATCAGATTTCAAGCTGGTAATATGATGCAGTTTAGAAACTTAGCTAAGCCTATACAATCCTATGGTAAAAACCGTGGCTCTCAAGTTGAAATAGAAAAGTATCAAAAACTAGGTACAGCAACTGGTACAATTTCAGAATTACAATCTTTACCTATGCAAAAACCAAGTGTTGGATTTGTAGTTGCAACTGTAAACGAATACGGTAACGGTGTATCTTATACTAGAAAAGCACAGACTTTAGCGGAATATTCTGTAGATGAAACTCTTAAGAAAGTACTATCAATGAATGTTGCTGAATCTATGGATAAGATTGCTGGAACTGAATTCCAAAATGCAGACGTATTCTACACACCAACATCCACTACTGCTGGAACATTTGATAAAGATGGTTCAGTAAGTACCGGAGCAGGAGCTAGTATAAACTCAGTACACATTAGAGACATTATCAAAAATATGAAAAATGATAACGTACCTAAATGGGACGGAAATTCTTACTTAGGAGTTTTCTCCGCATTTGCAATGGCAAAACTATTCGAAGATACTGCAGCAGGTAGTATTGTCGATTTACATAAATACGACCAACCAGAAACTTTAATCAATGGTGAGATAGGTTCTTACTTTGGTTTAAGAATGGTAGAAGAGAACAATGTTCTCTCAAGCACAATCGGTGGTTCAGCTCACAACGGTGAGGTAATCATTTGCGGGTTCGAACCTGTAGTAGAAGTCTTAGCACAACCTGAGGCAACTATGATTGAGTCATGGGATTTCGGTAGATTTACTGGAGTAGCATGGAACGCATTGACAGGGTTCAAAAAAGTTTGGACTAATTCAACTGACAGTGAGTATCACTTGGTTAGAGTTCACTCTAACGATTAACCAATAGGAGGTAATTAATTATGGCGTTTAACAGTAAAATAAACACTATTTTTATTCCAGGCGAATTAAACTGTGCCGGTGGTGCAGCAGACCATTTCACTTGGAAAGTTGCTCATCCTATGGTGGTGCATAGGGTTGAGTTCGTAGCTTCTTTGCTTTTCGCAGCTGACCAAACATCAGCTGTTGTTTCACTAGATTTCACAAATGTTGTGGACAGTGTATCAAGAGCCGAAAAAGCGACAATCACTTTAGCGGAAGCGGTAGCAGTAGGTGCAACTACTGAGCCTTCTTC